ATAGCCTATACCGAAATGGTGCGTTATTTTGACAGCGACAATAAGGTGCTGCTCTTCCATGCGCCCTTTGCTTTGGTAAAAGACGTGTGTCAGAAGCTGTTCACAATGTTGCAGGGCAATGTGGGGAACATAATAGTGAAGAACGAGCACTCGTGCCGAATCAAGAACGGTAAGTGCTATTGGCGTGTGGCGGTAGAGATAATAGGTCTCAACGAGAACTTTATTTCGTTCAAGGATTTTGTGCAGATGATGATAAACAACATGAAGAACTTGGCAAACTGCACCATCCGACATTTCCGCACGGAGACGTTTCTGAACTTATAACAAAAACAACAAATGTAAAAACAAAAAGGACAGCATGGCGATGGAGGTAGCGGCAACGCCCTCCTATAAGTAAGCTACCCCAGTATGGACATCGAGCCTCGGAGACTGGTAATGCTGAAAAGTTTGGCGCATCGCCTGCTGTCCTTTTATAATAACAGCAATCATGTTCTATCACCCGATATTAAACCGTCTTGCCAACATCGACTTGCCCCTTCTCGTGAAGCCTGCCAACGAGCAGCGCATAGAGGGTCAGACCGCATGTTTCTGCCCTATCTGTAAGAGAGAGCAGAACGTGGATGTCGATGCCAAGCAGACTCCCCACTTCATCATCTATAAGGATGAGCGTGGAGGTATGTATGACGGCAATGGCGTTGACGACAATCGCATGGCAGAACATGGAGCCGTGAAATGGAAGTGCACTCGCACGGGTAAGACAGGCTACGGAGCCATCGAGCTATATGCAGCGAAGATGAACCTCCCGATGCACGGATATAGTCTTCAGCGCATCTGTCAGCGACTGGTGAAGGATGTGTATGGTGACACCGACGAGGTGCGCCGTGCCTTCCCCGAAGTGTTTGCACGCATGGACTACCGTACTCAGGCGCAACAGACTATCGAGACGTTCTCTTTCCTTCCTAAGACCGACTTCTCACCACAAGAGCTTGCAGCCCTTGGGTGTGAGGTGACGTTAGACAAAGGACTGCCTCGCTTTGGCTTCGGTAGTACGTTCACGCCTGACATGCTCAACAAGGACTTTCGTATATATTCCCTGCTGAGTGTCACGCTGCCCGACGTAATACGTAACGGCCAGCATGTGAGCGAGATTATCCACGGCACACCCTGGAATCCTTTGTTCGTGTGCTTTGCCTCGCAAGAGGTAGGACCGCAGAACTCCTACGGTTGTTTCTTCCGTCCGGCAATGGCAGGTAGCGAACCTATAGTGTTCTCTACCGCCGAGGAGCACAGCGTGCGTAAGGTAAGCAAATGGCTCATGGGCGACAACGTTTTTGTATATGCTATGGATCAGCGCAAGAGCGACAACACAGCCGTACATGCGGCTATTCAGAAGTTCGAGCCAACGGAGAAATATACCCAGACCCGTGAGGAATGGGAAGAAAACGAGACTAAGGACGGAGAGCCGAAGGGTACATTCAAGAAGATAGATGTCAAGATACCGACAGGCGAGATAAAAGCCCGCAACATCGTCTTTTGTCGTACGCCCGAAGATGCTTTGAGTGTGTACTATGCTATGCGCTCCTTGCGTATCGACAAGGCGGGAGACCAACATTTTCAAGATTACTGCTGGTATCATGTGGCGTTCTCTATTGGACGGAGAAACTTCTGGTACATAGAACGTGGTGAGTGGAAGCAGGAAAAGCTTGACTTCAGCGGAGTGCAATATCAGAAGATGAACCGCTTTGCCGAGCGTATGATAATCCTCTATCCCAACGACATTGCCTCGCAGCGTGATTGCGGAGCGATAGCCACCAAGTTCAGCTCATTGTACTATGCAATGCTGCCCGAAGGTTTCCGCTCGCGTTATTGCCGACGTTGGCAATGGCTATATGGCTGCTCTCCCCGAAGTGTGCGCGACTATCTGCTGACATACACTATGAACGCAGAAGAGAATTTCCAGTTTGACCACGATGTGCGCCTACCGCTTTACTCCAGTTTGAGAGGAGCGAGCAACACAGAGCCGTTTGACATAGAATGGCCGCGTGACCCAAGAAGCGGTAAGCCGAAGCCACCTACATGCAAGGTGTCGCCTACAAGATTATGGGTGTTTATGACGGCACACGGCTATTACCGCATGATAGACCCCGAGAGCACCGACCTTGTAGGACAGTATATCCACTTGGATAAATGCTTCGTGGAGTATATCGATGCAAAGAGTATTATCCAGGCAGCAAAGACGCTGCTGTTGAATTATACAAAACAGGCTTGGCGACACAACGACATCGAGCAACGTCTGATGTCGGATTGCGCCAACATGATAGACAAGACCTTTACGGAGAAGTCAGCCGGTGGTTTGCAGAGCATGGTTATAAACTTCGCCGATGCTTTTGATGCCAAGACGGAGTATTTCTACTTCAATAACGTGGCGTTGAAGATAACACCTGACACCATCCGCACCGTGTCTTACGACGACATCAACTTCTTTATTCCTTCGCTCGCCAAGAAGCCGTATGACTTCACGATGAGAGCCTTCAAGACTCCTTTCGTCATTACCGAGCGTCAGGAATACCGCGACCGACTGGAAGCGATAAACAAGAAGGAGCAGATGCGAAACGAGGACGGATCGCCAGTGTTCTCCTACGACGAGATAAAACAACTGCGTGGCGACCTCATGGAATGGGCACAGACCTACCGCTGGGCAGTGGACTGGCAAGGACAGCGCGAGCAAGACCTTTGGCCTATCCTACGCATAGTGCGAGGCTTCTCAAACACCCTTTGGGAGAGAGAGAAAGAAGCGCAGCGCAATAAGCAGCAGCTCACCGAGGACGAGAAGGCCGTGATGAACGCTCATTTTGCCAACATGCTTTCGTGTATCGGGCGTTTGTGCTTCCGTTCGTGGGAAGGAATGAAGAACATTGCTCCCTACCTCTTGGAGGACAACATTGCCGACGAGAAACAGGCGGCAGGTGGTTCGGGTAAATCGGTATTGGTGAATACCGTGGTAGGCTCGGCAGTAAATGTACTGTCTGTAGACATGAAGGACTTTATGATAGTAACTGATGCCAAGTTCGCCCTCACCGACTTGCTTGTATATCCTGGCAAGTATCGTGTGGTGCATTGGGAGGACAAGCAGAAGAGTTTCCCCATGAAGTACTTCTATAACAAGGTTACTCAAGGTACCAAGGTAGAGAAGAAGTTTGGCGACCCTGTAGGTCTGAAGATGGAAGACTCGCCTATTCACGTCATAACGAGCAACAGCCCATTGAGCGACGACGACCCCTCTACGCTTGGTCGCTTTCCATTGGTTAGCTTCTCCGACCGTTTCGCACGAGAGAATCAGCAGAAACACCAACCGGAACGTTCGCCGTCGGAACTGATGAAGCATTTCGACCCGAACCCCGAAAAGCTCACCGACACCGACCGCAACCAGACCATATACCTCTGCGCTTTGGCAGTTCAGTTCTTGATGCGCTACCATACCTTCACCATTGCACCGCAAGGCAACGTGCGTCGCCGTCAGATGGTTCAGAAGCTCACGGAGAGCATTGTCCGCTACTTCGAGTGGTTCTTCTCTCGCAACGAGGTTTATGGAGTACCTATCTGTACCGACGATATGTTCAACGAGTTTATGCGCGACTGGGCAGATGCCTCCGAGGGCAAGTCGAAGGAGTATAGCCGTGCCACCTTCAAGAAGAAGATATACGACTATTGTGAAAACATGTCGATAACGTGCAACCCCAAGCATCTCTTCGAAAACGAGAGCGACAAGCAGCGCAAGTGCTTCAAGTTGCAGGCATGGGTTACGCAGGAATACTTTACCGGCCGTGAGTGGGAGAACGACAACACCATCGAGCCGAAGTTCATCCGCTACATGCAGACTTCCAAGCACGTGTTCTTTTTCTATCGTCCCGGCAAGGATGCGATACCGAAGGACTACCGCGAGCTCAAGCGCTTAGCAAAGCAATATGCCGAGCAGCCCGATCCGCTGCCTTACCGCGACGATGATGGTAACATCATCACGCTTACGGACGAGGAGAAGGAACGTTGGGAGAACAACAAGACACGCAAGCAGGGCAGACGCATGGCTTCACCTGCGGCAGCTACAACTGCCACGGCTGTTGCGTCGGATGTTAAGGAGGAAGATATGCCGTTCTGATGTAGTATTAAATATTTAAAACAAAAATTTATGATAGCACGTGAAACCTTAGAAAAATTAAACGTCTGGGATATTCTTGTCCGTGTTTCTGTCGAAAAAGACAGTATTGAAGACGAAGCAATGCTGCTTGTCGTTAAGTGTGGAAAGAATCGGTTTAAGCCCTTCGGAGAATTTCAGTTTAACTTGCGCTGTGCTCTAACTCTACCTTTAGACACATTTAGGTTATTCAGAGAAAACTATTTGCTCTATGATTATGTTCCAGGTTGGGAGGAAGATTATTCTGCTGATGAAGATGATTTGGAAAACAAGTCGTATTATTCATTTCGTAGAGCGACTTTAGTGGAAAGATGTCTATTTGCCCACGAACTTAGAGAACAATATGGAGTAGCGGAGCAAACCGACACCTTTGGTCGAGCTATGAATATTCCCTCTGATATTGTCAATCTTGACAAGGATTGGCTTTTCGGAGGTAACAAAGATTTTCCAAATACGCCTTTTGTTGTAGACGTAAAACATAAGGGACTGGAGTAATTTGTGTAATGTATATGTAGAAATTTTAAACAAATATAGATTATGGAATTATATCGTTACATGTCTTCTTTTGAGATAGCTAAATTGTTTCATCGAGAGACATTAAAGAACACTACCGATCATAGCAAGAAACGTGGTACAGCAAGCACGGCAAAAGGGTCTGTTTTGGCATTGGTGGCATGGAACAGGCTAAAAAGGATTTTCGTCGATTAAAGGGAATTGTTTGTCCGGATGTTTTGTTGGTATTCACACCTAAAAACATTGATAAGTTTACGCCATGTAAAGGTCGCTATATAGACTATGATAAGATTGATGCAGAAGGAAAATCTATCATAGAATATCCCATAGGAACAGAACCCCGCAAGTACTTCGATGAATATTGCACCGAGAGTTATTCTATCGAAGATATTGAACAAATAGAGCGTTTTGAAGTGAGAAGACTTCCTCCTTCTAAAGCAAAATTCAAATAAAATAATACGCTATGCGAACATTCCCCCCCCCGATAGACTTACAAAACTGC